CTATGCTGTTTTAATATCTACGATAACCCAGTCTTTACCACGATCATCATTGTATCGGTCGGTCATTTTTCTGGATTTATGACCTAACAACTTTTGCGTATCCAGACCCTGTTCCCGATATAACCGTTCTGACAGAGATCGCTGCTCATGAAATGTGGGCGCAGTTCCTTGCTCCCATTTTATGCCACATTTTTCCCGGGCCTTTTTAAAAGCCGTTGTCAGAGTATTTGCAGAAACCTGGTCTCCTCTGTTTGCTTGAGAGGTAGTGTGACGGTAATGGACCAGATATTTACTAACAACAGCATCCCTGCACTGAGATATAACTTCACGAAGGGTAATATTCAGAGCATCGCATTTCAGGTTAAGCGGAATAGCAAGTTTTGAACCGGTTTTTTCCTGAGTAATGTGCAACATGTCGTCCCATATATCAGAGAATTTCAAATTGCAGATATCGCCTAAACGTTGTCCAGTAACAAGAGCAAGTAGCATGCCGCATTTTAAATAGGGCTGCCGTCTGCTTACGCTTTCAAATATTGCCTGCCATTCGGGCAGTGACAATCTTTGGCGGTTTACTCGATTTCGCGGTTGTTTTGTTGCCTGCGCTGGGTTAAATCCTGGCGGAACATGTCCTGCGTGTTGTGCTTCTTTGAAGACGTCGATCAACACCATTCTCACGACTTGCGCCATCCTGTTATGACCTTCAGCCTTTACAGCATCAATTATTTCGGCAATATCAAGTGCGGTAATATCCTTGAGGTGTTGCATTCCACAATGCTCACGGAAAAGACGAATGGGTTTGCCTTTTTGCCGATAGGAGTTGGGTCTTAGTTCATTATGTTGCAGCCTGTCCTCCTGGATAGAAATATATTTATCAAGCCATTCTGTCACCGTAATGTCTGAGCGCCTGCCTTTCATTCTTTCCAGACGCTCATTGACGCTTAATATTTGTCGGGTACGTTGTTCAGCAATAATGGTATTTGCTTCAGTAGCAACTTGTTTTGCTTCATTCTCATCAGTTCCTAAGCTATGAAAACGACCGGATAGTGGATGTTTGTATTGCCAATATACCTTTCCGGTTCGCTTATCTAATTTGCAATATAAATTGGGTATAGAGATTTTGTGAGATCGGGGTCTAGCAGCCATCAGCGATTATCCGTTGGAGTTTTGGGTTTGCGTTTATTGGGAGTTGCGGTTCTGCAAGCGTTCCTACAAAACGGGAATTTCGGTCAATCATCCAGTAGCGACCAACTTTTATAGCGGGTGGGGCCATCATTTTCCCTTGCGCGTATTTTTTCAGAACTCGCTCACTTGGTGCTAAGTCCCCAAATTCTTCTTTAGCCCAGTCCTGTAAAGTGATTAGTCGAGACATTTGTCCTCCTCTTAGCTGCTGAGGGAGTTTGTGACCGATATATCTGACATGATATTAAGCTCATGGCAGGTACATCTCTTGACTGGTCATAGAGATAAATTTAATGCTGAGAAATGCAGTATTGAATTTATCAATTTTTCTATTTCCTGCGTATGGCACGTAACTTCTTAATGTGTTCTGCTGTATCGATCTCTTCGGCTATCCGCTCTGATTCCACTTTACTCACAGGTTCAAAGTCATGATTAAAGCGGAACATGCTGGCGATACATGTTCTGCCTTTTCGGATGTAGTGAACTTTGTTGTGGGTAGAACGCAGGATTTTGCAGGGAGTGCCGTGGTGGTCGACGTACCAGGTGTTAGGGTAAATCACTCTGAACATTCTTGACCTTGTGTTGTGCGGATTGATATTCAGTGCTGATATTCACCTTTATAGCGAACACCTTTACCGGTTTATCGCCAAAGTGCGGATGTGTGATTGTCTTCACTTCATATCCGTCATACGGAACATCAATTCTGCGACTGGAATCGTCGCGCTTCGGATATCCCTTTGTGATAATCAGGCGGTCATATTCCCGGAACATAATTCGCTTATTCCAGTAGTCATTACACAAGCGATACTCTTCTGTTTTCTCTCCGCGAATCATGGCATCGAAGTATTCACTTTTAACAGCAAGTTGCAGGTTAGCCATCACTTAATCCCCCTTTGTTTGCGGATAAGCTCCAGATCTTGCTGGCAACTGGCGCAAGTACGACAACCCTGAACGGCCAGTCGTCTTCGTTCATCTATCGGATCGCCACACTCACAACAATGAGTGGCAGATACAGCCAGGTAGTTCAGGCGGCGCATTTTTATTGCTGTGTTGCGCTGTAATTCTTCTATTTCTGATGCTGAATCAATGATGTCTGCCATCTTTCATTAATCCCTGAACTGTTGGTTAATACGCTTGAGGGCGAATGCGAATAATAAAAAAGGAGCCTGTAGCTCCGTGATGATTTTGTTTTTCATGTTCACCGTTCCTTAAAGACGCCGTTTAACATGCCGATCGCCAGGCTTAAATGAGTCGGTGTGAATCCCATCAGCGTTACCGTTTCGCGGTGCTTCTTCAGTACGCTACGGCAAATGTCATCGACGTTTTTATCCGGAAACTGCTGTCTGGCTTTTTTGATTTCATAGTTAGCCTGACGGGCAATACTGCGAAGGGCGTTTTCTTGCTGAGGTGTCATTGAACAAGTCCCATGTCGGCAAGCATAAGCACACAGAATATGAAGCCCGCTGCCAGAAAAATGCATTCAGTGGTTGTTATACCTGGTCTCTCTCATCTGCTTCTGCTTTCGCCACCATCATTTCCAGCTTTTGTGAAAGGGATGTGGCTAACGTATGAAATTCTTCGTCTGTTTCTACTGGTATTGGCACAAACCTGACTCCAATTTGAGCGAGGCTATGTGCCATCTCGATACTCGTTCTTAACTCAACGGGAGATGCTTTGTGCATACAGCCCCTCGTTTATTATTTATCTCCTCAGCCAGCCGCTGGGCTTTCAGTGGATTTTGGATAACAGAAAGGCCGGGAAATACCCAGCCTCGCTTTGTAACGGAGTAGACGAAAGTGATCGCGCCTACCCGGATATTATCGTGAGGATGCGTCATCGCCATTGCTCCCCAAATACAAAACCAATTTCAGCCAGTGCCTCGTCCATTTTTTCGATGAACTCCGGCACCATCTCGTCAAAACTCGCCATGTACTTTTCATCCCGCTCAACCACGACATAATGCAGTCCTTCACGCTTCATACGCGGGTCATAGTTGGCAAAGTACCAGGCATCTTTTCGCGTCACCCACATGCTGTACTGCACCTGGGCCATGTAAGCCGATTTTATGGCCTCGAAACCACCGAGCCGGAACTTCATGAAATCCCGGGAGGTAAACGGGCATTTCAGCTCAAGGCCGTTGCCGTCACTGCATAAACCATCGGGAGAGCAGGCGGTGCGCATACTTTCGTCGCGATAGATGATCGGGGATTCAGTAACATTCACGCCGGAAGTAAACTCAAACAGGGCTCTGGCGTCGTTCTCGTACTGTTTTCCCCAGGCCAGCGCCTTAGCGTTAACTTCCGGAGCCACACCGGTGCAAACCTCAGCAAGCAGAGTGTGGAAGTAGGACATTTTCATGTCAGGCCATTTCTTTCCGGAGCGGGGTTTTGCTATCACGTTGTGAACTTCTGAAGCTGTGATGACGCCGAGCCGTAATTTGTGCCACGCATCATCCCCCTGCTCGACAGCTCTCACGTCGATCCCGGTACGCTGCAGGATAATGTCTGGTGTCATGCTGCCACCTTCTGCTCAGTGGCTTTTTGTTTCAGGAATCCAAGAGCTTTCACTGCTTCGGCCTGTGTCAGTTCTGACGATGCACGAATGTCGCGGCGAAATATCTGGGAACAGAGCGGCAATAAGTCGTCATCCCATGTTTTATCCAGGGCGATCAGCAGAGTGTTAATCTCCTGCATGGTTTCATCGTTAACCGGAGTGATGTCGCGTTCCGGCTGACGTTCTGCAGTGTATGCGGTATTTTCGACAATGCGCTCGGCTTCATCCTTGTCATAGATACCAGCAAATCCGAAGGCCAGACGGGCACACTGAATCATGGCTTTATGACGTAACATCCGTTTGGGATGCGACTGCCACGGTCCGGTGATTTCTCTGCCTTCGCGGGTTTTGAATGGTTCGCGGCGACATTCATCCATCCACTCGGTAACGCAGATCGGATGATTACGGTCCTTGCGGTAAATACGGCATGTACATGATTTATTGTCCTGCTCAAAGTCCATGCCATCAAACTGCTGGTTTTCATTGATGATGCGGGACCAGCCATCAACGCCCACCACCGGAACGATGCCATTCTGCTTATCAGGAAAGGCGTAAATTTCTTTCGTCCACGGATTAAGGCCGTACTGGTTGGCAACGATCAGTAATGCGATGAACTGCGCATCGCTGGCATCACCTTTAAATGCCGTCTGGCGAAGAGTGGTGATCAGTTCCTGTGGGTCGACAGAATCCATGCCGACACGTTCAGCCAGCTTCCCAGCCAGCGTTGCGAGTGCTGTACTCATCCGTTTTATACCTCTGAATCAATATCAACCTGGTGGTGAGCAATGGTTTCAACCATGTACCGGATGTGTTCTGCCATGCGCTCCTGAAACTCAACATCATCATCAAACGCACGGGTAATGGCTTTTTTGCTGGCCCCGTGACGTTGCAAATGATCGATGCAGAGTGATTCAAACAGGTGCTGGGGCAGACCTTTTTCCATGTCGTCTGCCAGTTCTGCCTCTTTCTCTTCACGGGCGATCTGCTGGTAGTGACGCGCCCAGCTCTGAGCCTCAAGACGATCCTGAATGTAATAAGCGTTCATGGCTGAACTCCTGAAAATGGCTGTGAAAATATCGCCCGCGAAATGCCAGGCTGATTAGGAAAACAGGAAAGGGGATTAGTGATTCAGGCCGTTACCGCGTCCGTCGAGAAAAACTTCCACGAGCAAATCACGGGTATAAGTGCGCTCGATGCCGCGATGCAGATATAGCCGTCCGCGTAAATTAGCTAATGCAGTCCAGGTAGCATCTTTGTGTTTGACCAGCATTCCTGGCATGACCGCACCGCGATTAACGGTCTGTGTTCCGTAATGTTGATGAATCATAAAAACTCCTGCCCGTAAGCTGGGCTGCTGAACATATAGAGACTTCTGCGCGTATTCAGGCGGTGGATGGCCGCCGGTTGTCATAACTAAGTCGCCTCGTTGAAGCGACTGAGGTATGAAGTGTTGAGTTGATTTCAGCTGGTCACACCGACGTTCACGCGTCCGCTTCACCCCTCGCACTCCCCGGAGCCTGCTGAAATTCACGCTGCGGATCTAAGCGGTCATCGCAACGGTGAATCAGGTGATTGCCGTATCGTTGTGTTGTTGCGATGAATTTATTTAAAACTATAGTTGTTTTATCGTCAACAACAAAAGTTGTTTTATTGGTTGTTTTAGATATAACTGGTTGTATTTAGGATGGATTTATTTTGTGACTTGCATCGCATAGCGATAACTGAAGCGAGGCCGTGGTGGTTTTTTGAACGGTTTGTGTGATGAGGGGAGGCAAAAGAAAACCCGGCAAGGCCGGGTTACTTATGTTTTGACAGATTAAGTAATTGCATCAGGAGCATGCCAATATGGATTAGTGACGTACCTGATAAACCAATAGCGATTGATGGTAGCATTAGTATAGGATTTTTACTTGTTGCAAGTAAAAACAAGCCATTAAAGAAAAGTACTCCTAGCTCGCAAAAAGTTAATCCATACATGATTATGATTGATGTCATATAGCCATATGTTTTCAATTTGCGAATATTCCTGCCTCCCAGCCCCATCAGAAATGTTAAAGCGGCTATAAGTATCGCAATTGTAGTACCAGAATAAGCGGCAATAGCGCCACCCAGCGCATCTCTGTGCTCGCTAAAAGCCATACCCGGAAACATGTGGCGGAATAGATAATACGCACTTATAATAATTGGGAATGGCAAAAGAAAAAGTATTATTGCTGGCGCTATCCTGTGCCGTGACTTCATATAGCCCCCCAATGTTATAGTGGTAACTCATCTCCAAATGTTCTATTATAACTTTCCATTATAATCAATTTCATCCTGAGATAGCAAGTTGACATTTCGGATGCTATGTCTTCATTCGATGATTTATAGATATTTGCTCCAATGTGGCCTTTGTCAGAAAGATAATATTCTGTAAGAATATCTGCAGCTTGTTCTTTACCCTTCAGGTGAATGCTCTCATGTTGTTCATCCACATTGCTAATAATCCCTTTGGCAACAGATTTTATATTTCGTAAACGTTTAGGCTTCACGGTTATTTCCAGTCCTTCTAAGAGCTCTTCGTCAACTGCTTGTGCACCAAGCACTCTAAGTAGGGGGCTGAGAAGTTTTGACCCATTTTCAACCCTTACCGTTGTTCTTCCTATAAACTGCATGCTTAAAGCATCATCCTTTGTTATATCTCTCATCAAAGGTTCTATGAATAGTGAGTATCCATCAGGTATTGCTCCCTTTCCTTTTAGGTAAGCCGCAAGATCACGAGTTTTTGGGCCGAATAATGTATTTGCATATCCGATAATATTTTTTCTTATTAATAAAAAGGATGGGAATCCTAATGACTCATCTGAACTAAGCGCATTTCTTATTTCATCAACCGAAAGTGTTTTTCTATTGATTTTTTTAACTAGTTCTGAATCAAATGTTTTTGTCAGGATAAAACTATCATTAATTATATGATGTGCAAAAACATAGTAGTCTTCAATCTGCTGAGCATGATTCTTAGCGTTTATTACCTGCTCTGTCAGAAATGACAATAAATCTATAGGTTGTTTTTTCAGAGAGCTAGTATTTTGAATGTATACGGCATAAAAGTTAAGCTTCATTGCTATTCCATCTATGTATCAAAGAAAAAATGTTGATATGTATAGTCTTTTTACGTAGTTATAGTATTCGATTCGGTAGTTACCCATGCTTCCTGTATGTCTGCGGCATGCTCCCAATAACCTTACCGAAGATGAATACCCGGTTCATCTCGTCTTTCTCAATTGGGTCCCACGGCGAGTAGCTCTTGTTATCAGAGATAACCAGTAGCTTATCCTTCATCATTTGCAGGCGCTTTACATGGGCTGTGTCGTCGTACAGAAACGCATAGATACCATCACCGTCGAAAGATTTAACCGTGATATCAACGAACAGAAGATCACCTGGTTCGATCGTTCCTGACATGCTGTCACCGCGTACGTTAATGATGCGGATATTTTCTGCCTTCCTACCATCGAACATGTGACGAGCATCGTCAAACGAGTACTCAACCGAGCGTAGAACTTCTACAAACTCACGGTTGATGACTCCCGGCCCGGCACTCACTTCTATATCAAGAACGTCAATCTTAAAGTATTTGGAATGGCTGACAGTTGATTGTATTGGTTGCACTGTACTGTCTGACATATTTCCAACGCCAGAAGATAACCATTCTGCGCGCACACCCAAAGCGTTCGCGATCTCCACGATTTTAGTTGTTTGGTTAGCTTTCCCTGTTTCGATTTTCTGAATAGCAGCTTGGCTAACCCCGACCAAATCCCCAAGCGCCTTTTGTGTAAGGCCTCGCGCTAATCTGGCTTCTTTAAGTCTTTCTGAGAGTGTTGTTTTCATAGTCCAAATGTACAACCAAGGTTTTATTTCATCAAACGAAAATGGTTGTTGACTAAAAACAACCATAGTTTTAATCTTGATTCAAATTAACCACGGAGGTTGTTATGAACCCAGCTATCAAAACAGCGATCAATATCGTTGGTTCACAAAAGAAACTGGGCGCTGCCTGCGAAGTTTCACAGCAGGCCGTCTATAAGTGGCTTCACAACAAAGCAAAGGTATCCCCTGAACATGTCGGCAGCATTGTTACGGCTACTGGTGGAGTAGTGAAGGCATACCAGATTCGCCCGGATCTTCCGAAGTTGTTTCCACACACCGAAAAGAACGCAGCTTAAATTTCCATTTCACGCTCTTTAACAATAAGCAATCAACTTAACAGTCAATTCAAACTAAAGGAGTCAATTATGCAACCACTTACATACCAACAGACTAGCGGATTTAGCCCGACTGCGGTGATAAATCGTTCTCAAACAAAACAGGTGCCAGGCCACGAAAAAATCCGTGATGCCGTCCGCGCCTGGTCGGCTGCAGATAATCAGGATGTTGTTGCCGCACTCATTGTGAATGAGTATCGGGAGCAGGGCGGCGGCACCATCGATTTCCCTGATGATGTCAGTCGTGCACGCCAGAAGCTGTTCCGCTTCCTCGATAACAAATTCGATTCTGAAAAATACCGAAATAACGTGCGTGAACTGACCCCGGCAATTCTGGCGGTACTACCGCTGGAATATCGCGGCCACCTGGTTGAGCAGGATAGCTTCATGGCTCGGCTGGCTGAAATGGAAAAGGAACTCAGTGAGGCAAAACAGGCTGTCATTCTCAACGCACCACGCCACCAGAAACTGAAGGAGATGAGTGAAGGCATTGTGTCGATGTTTCGTGTGGACCCGGATCTGGCTGGTCCACTGATGGCGATGGTCACCACCATGCTGGGGGCAATATGACAGGTTCGGAAATGGCGAAAGCCGGTCTGCGCGAACAGAACCGACTTTCAGGTGCAAATCGTAACACACTCATTGCGGGAGGAATTATGGCAAACACTGCTGAGATATTCAATTTTCCAGTGCCGGATGTGGCACAAAAGGAGCGGCGCGTGGCAGATCTCGACGATGGTTATACGCGCATTGCAAATGAGTTGCTGGAAGCTGTGATGCTGGCCGGATTAACACAGCACCAGTTTCTGGTCTTCCTGGCTGTCATGCGCAAAACATATGGCTTTAATAAAAGACTGGATTGGGTGAGCAACGAGCAACTTTCCGAATTGACCGGGATATTGCCGCACAAGTGTTCTGCTGCAAAAAGCGTTCTGGTAAAGCGTGGGATTCTTATTCAGAGCGGGCGGAATATCGGCATTAATAATGTGGTCAGTGAATGGTCAACATTACCCGAATCAGGTAAGAAAAATAAAGTTTACCTGAAAGAGGTAAATTTACCTGAATCAGGTAAGAAAAGTTTACCCAAATCAGGTAAAGGCGTTTACCCGAATCAGGTAAACACAAAAGACAAACTAACAAAAGACAATATAAAACCTTTTTCGTCCGAGAATTCTGACGAATCCTCTGACCAGCCAGAAAACGATCTTCCTGTGGTGAAACCGGATGCTGCAATTCAGAGCGGCAGCAAGTGGGGGACAGCAGAAGACCTGACCGCCGCAGAGTGGATGTTTGACATGGTGAAGACCATCGCGCCATCAGCCAGAAAACCGAATTTTGCAGGGTGGGCTAACGATATCCGCCTGATGCGTGAACGTGACGGACGTAACCACCGCGACATGTGTGTACTGTTCCGCTGGGCATGCCAGGACAACTTTTGGTCTGGTAACGTGCTGAGCCCGGCCAAACTTCGCGACAAGTGGACCCAACTCGAAATCAACCGTAACAAACAACAGGCTGGCGTGACAGCCGGACAACCAAAACTCGACCTGACAAACACTGACTGGATTTACGGGGTGGATTTATGAAAAACATCGCCGCACAGATGGTTAACTTTGACCGTGAGCAGATGCGTCGGATCGCCAACAATATGCCGGAACAGTACGACGAAAAGCCGCAGGTACAACAGGTAGCGCAGATCATCAACGGTGTGTTCAGCCAGTTACTGGCAACTTTCCCGGCGAGCCTGGCTAACCGGGACCAGAACGAACTGAACGAAATCCGCCGCCAGTGGGTTCTGGCTTTCCGGGAAAACGGGATCACCACGATGGAACAGGTTAACGCAGGAATGCGCGTAGCCCGTCGGCAGAATCGACCATTCCTGCCATCACCCGGGCAGTTTGTTGCCTGGTGCCGGGAAGAAGCATCCGTTACCGCCGGGCTGCCAAACGCCAGCGAGCTGGTTGATATGGTTTACGAGTATTGCCGGAAACGTGGCCTGTATCCGGATGCAGAGTCTTATCCGTGGAAATCAAACGCGCACTACTGGCTGGTTACCAACCTGTATCAGAACATGCGGGCCAATGCGCTGACTGATGCGGAATTACGGCGCAAGGCTGCCGATGAACTGGCCTGTATGACAGCGCGAATTAACCGTGATGAGGCGATACCTGAACCAGTAAAACAACTTCCTGTCATGGGCGGTAGACCTCTAAATCGTGCACAGGCTCTGGCGAAGATCGCAGAAATCAAAGCTAAGTTTGGGCTGAAAGGAGCAAGTGTATGACGGGCAAAGAGGCAATTATTCATTACCTGGGGACGCATAAGAGCTTCTGTGCACAGGACGTTGCCGCGGTAACAGGCGCAACCGTAACCAGCATAAATCAGGCTGCGGCTAAAATGGCGCGGGCAGGAATCCTGGTCGTTGATGGTAAGGTCTGGCGAACGGTGTATTACCGGTTCGCTACCAGAGAAGAACGGGAAGGAAAGGTGAGCACGAATCTGATTTTTAAGGAGTGTCGCCAGAGTGCCGCGATGAAACGGGTATTGAGGGTATATAAAAGAACATCAATGGGTACACAATGATGAAACAGGTGAGTTGAGTTCAAACTGTAGTACAATTCTCTCCAGTTTGAACAGGAAAGAATATGCTATGAACCCTTATATTTATCTTGGTGGTGCAATACTTGCAGAGGTCATTGGTACAACCTTAATGAAGTTTTCAGAAGGTTTTACACGGTTATGGCCATCTGTTGGTACAATTATTTGTTATTGTGCATCATTCTGGTTATTAGCTCAGACGCTGGCTTATATTCCTACAGGGATTGCTTATGCTATCTGGTCAGGAGTCGGTATTGTCCTGATTAGCTTACTGTCATGGGGACTTTTCGGCCAACGGCTGGACCTGCCAGCCATTATAGGCATGATGTTGATTTGTGCCGGTGTGTTGGTTATTAATTTATTGTCACGAAGCACACCACATTAAAATAATTTGTTTCTAAACGACTAAAATATGGAGGCTCTTATATTTATATGAGCCTCGTTTTATGCTTTTTGTTAATGTCTTTATTTTTTATGTATTCTTTTGTGCTTTCAAGATTATGGCGTAAGAAAATTGCAATACGATTATTGTTGTATATTCAAGATAATGTGACCTTAATTGTCTTTTTAAATAAAAATTAAACAAAAATTATATCCCACCACTAAGGTTTATAAAAGCATACGTTAGCAGGTGTCACCATGAAAAAAGCCATAGCATATATGCGATTTTCATCACCAGGTCAGATGTCTGGTGACTCATTAAACCGACAGAGAAGACTTATTGCTGAATGGTTAAAGGTAAATAGTGATTATTATCTTGATACCATAACATATGAAGATTTAGGATTAAGTGCATTCAAAGGAAAGCATGCACAATCAGGAGCTTTTTCGGAATTTTTAGATGCTATAGAGCATGGTTATATATTGCCAGGAACTACATTGTTAGTTGAAAGTCTGGACAGACTTTCAAGAGAAAAAGTCGGTGAAGCGATTGAACGTCTGAAATTGATTTTGAATCACGGTATTGATGTTATAACTCTTTGCGACAATACAGTCTATAATATTGACTCTTTGAATGAGCCATATTCATTAATAAAAGCCATACTTATAGCACAAAGGGCAAATGAAGAAAGCGAGATAAAGTCAAGTCGGGTTAAATTATCATGGAAGAAAAAACGGCAGGATGCACTGGAATCAGGTACGATTATGACGGCGTCTTGTCCGAGATGGCTCTCCTTAGATGACAAAAGAACGGCTTTTGTTCCAGACCCCGACAGGGTGAAAACTATTGAGCTAATTTTTAAACTCAGGATGGAAAGGCGCTCATTGAATGCAATAGCCAAGTATTTAAATGATCATGCTGTAAAGAATTTCTCAGGAAAAGAAAGTGCATGGGGACCTTCTGTAATTGAAAAATTATTAGCGAATAAAGCTCTGATAGGTATATGCGTACCTTCATATCGTGCAAGAGGGAAAGGGATAAGTGAAATCGCTGGCTATTATCCCAGAGTCATATCAGATGATTTGTTTTACGCTGTACAGGAAATTCGGTTGGCACCTTTTGGTATTAGCAATAGTAGCAAGAATCCTATGCTAATAAATCTACTTCGAACAGTTATGAAGTGTGAGGCTTGTGGTAATACCATGATTGTTCATGCGGTATCTGGAAGTTTGCATGGCTATTATGTTTGTCCGATGAGAAGATTACATCGATGTGACAGGCCATCAATAAAAAGAGATTTGGTTGATTATAATATCATTAATGAATTGCTTTTTAATTGTAGCAAAATTCAACCAGTTGAAAACAAGAAAGATGCTAATGAAACTTTAGAGTTAAAAATTATTGAGCTTCAGATGAAAATTAATAATTTAATCGTTGCATTGTCTGTCGCGCCTGAAGTTACCGCTATAGCAGAGAAAATAAGACTATTAGATAAGGAATTACGAAGGGCTTCGGTATCATTGAAAACTTTGAAGAGTAAAGGTGTAAATTCATTCAGTGATTTTTATGCTATTGACTTAACCAGTAAAAATGGACGAGAGTTATGCCGTACACTTGCCTATAAAACATTCGAAAAAATCATAATTAATACGGATAATAAAACCTGTGATATCTATTTTATGAATGGCATTGTTTTTAAACACTATCCTTTAATGAAAGTAATATCCGCCCAGCAGGCGATAAGTGCTCTCAAATATATGGTTGATGGTGAGATTTATTTCTAAATAATGATCTCGGATTTTAAGTTATGCTATGGTGATAAAGTGCAAGACAGAATTAATTATCTTTGACGAAACTTAATGGGTAATTACTTTGTTTGCTCCCACAAGCGAGTTTTGTACGGCTGTATTGGGGTAGTAAATGAGCTATACAATCTTAATCATTTGTTAGGTGAGAACTCTTGGTCGCAGATTCAAATACTGAAAATACGTGACAAATTATTATGAGCAAAATGGTGTATGTCACGTATTTTGAATGGTAGGTTAAAAAATAACACCGACTTTCGTAGGTATTACTAATAATAAAGCAGAGTTTTTAGATAGTATCAATGTGCTTTGTGTATATTGTGGCAAATAATTGGGTTGGGGGTACAATTGTGATTGCTTTTGCATAAACATTGCGCCTTTATGCATAATGAGATAAAGGAATATCAAATAAAATAACGATAGGTCATAACAAAGAGGTTTTTATGAAAACACTTATCGTTTCAACTGTATTGGCATTCATAACATTTTCTGCGCAGGCTGCAGCATTTCAGGTCACTAGTAATGAAATAAAAACAGGAGAGCAACTTACAACGTCTCATGTCTTTTCTGGATTTGGGTGTGAAGGTGGTAATACATCGCCCTCATTAACCTGGTCTGGTGTTCCTGAAGGTACCAAAAGCTTTGCCGTAACTGTATATGATCCAGATGCACCTACAGGCAGTGGTTGGTGGCATTGGACTGTTGTTAATATTCCAGCAACAATAACATATTTGCCCGTTGATGCAGGGAGACGTGATGGAACAAAACTGCCGACTGGTGCTGTTCAAGGCCGAAATGATTTTGGCTATGCTGGGTTTGGTGGCGCATGTCCTCCTAAAGGAGATAAACCACATCATTACCAGTTTAAAGTATGGGCTCTAAAAACTGAAAAGATTCCTGTAGATTCTAACTCCAGCGGAGCGTTAGTTGGTTATATGCTTAATGCTAATAAAATCGCAACCGCTGAGATAACACCAGTTTATGAGATAAAGTAGGGTGAGAGTATGCTGGCAAGAGGTAAGACTAACTTAAAGATCGAAGAAATACGGATGCATAAACATCATGAGATTCATAGGGTTAAGCCTCTTATGCCAGCTTTGTGTCGTATCCGTCAGGGAAAGAAAGTTATCAATTGGGAGACGCATACTTTAACTGTTGATAATAATCAAATAATATTATTTCCTTGTGGTTATGAATTTTATATTGAGAATTATCCTGAAGCAGGGCTTTATCTTGCAGAAATGCTTTACTTACCCATTGATTTAATTGAGAGTTTCCAAAAACTTTATACGGTAACTGATCAAATACGTAACAAAACAAGTTTCTTTTTACCTCAGAATCCTGAGTTAATATATTGTTGGGAGCAACTAAAAACATCTGTTTCCCGAGGCTTCTCAACTAAAATTCAGGAGCACTTAGCAATGGGCGTTCTACTTTCGTTAGGAGTGAATCATGTTAATCATTTACTTTTATCATATAGTAAACAATCATTGATAAGTCGTTGTTATAACCTGCTGCTATCCGAACCCGGCACAAAATGGACAGCAAACAAGGTTGCTCGATATCTCTACATTTCTGTTTCTACATTACATCGCCGTCTAGCAAGCGAGGGGGTAAGTTTCCAAAGTATACTGGACGATGTGAGGTTAAATAATGCGTTGTCTGCTATACAAACGACGGTAAAACCTATAAGCGAGATTGCCAGAGAAAATGGTTATAAGTGTCCTTCTCGTTTTACTGAAAGATTTCATAATCGTTTTAATATAACACCAAGAGAGATAAGAAAAGCTTCCAGAGAGTAAAAGTGTTTTAAGAAGGAGCAATTCTATCGATTTTGATTTTGGGAAATCAACACGGCATAATTATGTCACCGGAGCCTGAACAACTCCGGTGACTTCTGCGCTAAACGGGGACGTTTATGCGCACATACAATCCAAACTCTCTTCTCCCTTCACAGATGCAGAAATGCACCTGCAATTCTTTGCATCTAGCGTTTGACCTCTGCGGAGGTGAAGCGTGAACCTCTCACAAGACGGCATCAAATTACATCGCGGCAACTTCACCGCTATCGGTCGGCAGATCCAGCCTTATCTGGAGGAGGGCAAATGCTTTCGCATGGTGCTTAAACCGTGGCGTGAGAAACGCAGTCTTTCCCAGAATGCACTCAGCCACATGTGGTACAGCGAAATCAGTGAACACCTCATCAGCAGGGGTAAAACGTTCGCCACTCCAGCTTGGGTAAAAGATGCTCTCAAACACACATATCTCGGTTATGAAACCAAAGACCTGGTTGATGTCGTAACCGGTGATATCACCACTATCCAGTCGTTACGCCATACCTCCGATCTTGATACCGGAGAGATGTATGTCTTCCTGTGTAAGGTTGAAGCCTGGGCGGTGAATATTGGCTGCCACCTGACTATTCCGCAGAGCTGCGAGTTCCAGCAGCTCCGCGACAAGCAGGAGGCGTAATGGCTACACCGCTTATTCGTGTCATGAACGGACACATCTACAGAGTATCAAATCGTCGTAAGCGTAAGCCTGAGCTGAAGCCATCCGAAATACCAACACTGCTCGGATATACCGCTAGCCTGGTTGATAAAAAATGGTTGCGACTGGCAGCAAGGAGGAATCATGGCTGATTTGAGAAAAGCAGCGCGTGGTCGGGAATGCCAGGTAAGAATCCCTGGCGTATGTAATGGCAATTCTGAAACGTCTGTACTGGCACATATCCGGCTGGCTGGATTGTGCGGTACCGGTATCAAACCGCCAGACCTGATTGCCACCATTGCATGTTCTGCCTGCCACGACGAAATCGACCGCCGCACACATTTTGTCGATGCTGCATATGCAAAAGAATGCGCGCTGGAAGGTATGGCGAGAACACAGGTTATCTGGCTGAAAGAGGGGGTTATTAAGGCGTGAATACCTACAGTATCACATTACCCTGGCCTCCGAGCAATAATCGCTATTACCGCCATAATCGCGGGCGCACGCACGTCAGTGCAGAGGGGCAGGCATACCGCGATAACGTCGCCCGAATCATTAAAAACGCAATGCTGGATATCGGCCTGGCTATGCCTGTGAAAATCCGCATTGAGTGCCACATGCCGGATCGCCGTAGCCGTGACCTGGATAATCTGCAAAAAGCCGCTTTTGACGCACTCACTAAAGCAGGTTTCTGGCTGGATGATGCTCAGGTCGTTGATTACCGCGTTGTGAAGATGCCTGTTACCAAAGGTGGGAGGCTGGAACTGACCATCACCGAAATGGGGAATGAATGATGTTTGAGTTTAATATGGCAGAACTTCTTCGCCACCGCTGGGGGCGTCTGCGCTTATATCGTTTCCCCGGCTCTGTTTTGACCGATTACCGAATACTGAAGAATTACGCCAAAACACTGACAGGAGCAGGAGTATGAAGTCAGAGATAACAATCAACTAATACTGTTTTGTTGATTTTTGCTTGTAATTGGCGTTCTGGTCTGAGTTTTGTGGAGTAAGTTGATGCGTGATATTCAGATGGTTCTTGAGCGTTGGGGAGCGTGGGCGGCTAATAATCATGAAGATGTGACCTGGTCGTCCATTGCCGCCGGTTTTAAGGGATTAATTCCTTCAAAAGTAAAATCTCGCCCGCAATGTTGTGACGATGACGCGATGATCATTTGCGGGTGCATGGCCCGTCTGAAAAAGAACAACAGCGATTTGCATGATTTATTGGTGGACTATTATGTCGGCGGCATGACTTTTATGGCGCTTGCACGTAAGCATGGGCGATCTGATTGTTGGGTTGGCAGGATGCTCCAGAAAGCTGAGGGCGTAGTGGAGGGTATGCTGATGGTGTTGGATCTCCGATTGGAGATGGATGCTGATTGTTCGAAATAATTAAAGGAAAAGTTGCTGTCTGATTGTCATTAGTCTAACATTTTAAATGTTGGAATCGCAACGTAGTTATTATCATATAACAGCTTGTTTCCTGATTTAGCCAGCCTCCCCAAAGGCTGGTTTTTTTCTAATAAGTATCATTTCGGGTAGGGATT